AACTCTGAAGAATTTGTTCCTAAGTCTGCTGTAGGTCAAATCATTGCAAGTGCCGCAAAACAAGGTGCTTCAATGGGTGAAACTCGTACCATGAGAACATTCCAAACAAGCAGATCTGCACGTTCTAGGGTCGGAATCTAATGGCTATTACTGCATTAACTACTTTCTTTGAGGTTTACACAAGAGGAGATGAAGCTAAATATCATTTTAAGTTTCAAAATAGTCAAATCGGTGTGATAACTACTGATTTTAATCTTGATGATGTTAGTTCAAAAGATTATCCTTTTTTATCTTTTATGTATCAAGGTGCAATAAAAACAACATCAGGTGATGCTTTAGAGGCTTCTTTAATCCTTGCTAATGAAGATGCAGACTCAAAAAGAGAAGGTGCAGCCCCTCCTAACACTCCTGCTAATAAACTTTCTATGAGTTACGCGAAAGAAGCTGTACAAAATAATTACGGGATTACTGTTTATACATGTCAAATGAATAATGCTTTTACAGCCGTTGAAGGACTACCATTAACAGTTGATCAGTGGACTATTTCTTCTATGTCCTACGACGCTACATCTATTGAGATCTTATTAACAAGTGGAATAGACGCTGTTGGAGGAAATACGGGTAGATATTTAACTTCTGATCTTGTTGGAGCGTTGCCAATCACAGGTCAAATACTTAGTAGATGAAGCCATGTCGGCTAATTGGATTGCCGTATAGGCTAGGAGCTGAACCAGATAAACACAATGCAGGTGATTGTCTAAGCATTACTCGAACGGTAATAAGAAGTTATGGAATCAAGTTTCCTGATGCAAGAAAAGAATGGTATAGGCGTTTAAGGAAAAAAGATTATGAGGTATTTCGTGATGAACTAAAAAAGTGGGGAACACTAACAACAACCGCTAAGATTGGAGTTGTAGCTCTCTGCAAAGCAGAAAAAGGTTACGGATTAGCAGTTTATTGGCAAAACGGTTGGATCTCATTCGTAAACCAGGAAGCAAAATGGAGTCCTCTAGAAGGCTTGGAGGTTCACGAGCTTTATTACCCTATGAAGCAGAGCTATGTAATGTCATAGGTGCTAGTAAAGAAGAATATCTTGAATTTTTAGATTTAGTACAAGCAAAAATAGAAGGAAGAAAAGAAGGATATGAATTAATTCCTGATATTTCAAATGGTCCAACAGTGTTGGCAGCTTTGCCAGCGTTTATGACAACAGCAGGTGCAACGGCTCTTAGTTTTTATGGACAAGTAATTGTCAGTGTTGCGCTTGCGGCTATTAGTTATGCTTTAACTCCTAAACCTAAAACCCCTGACGGAGGAGGTAATTTAAAGCTTGGTGATATTCAAGGTAAAAGTCGTTTTTCTCCGCAATCAGGTTTTGATTCCGTACAAGATTTAGCAGTTTTAGGTTCATTTATTCCTCTTGTTTATGCTGCTAAAGGCGTAAGAGTAAATAGTCAACTTCTTTGGTCACAAATAAAAACTACAGGGATAGGACAAATTATTTCTGTTATAACTTTGTTTTCTAATGGAGAAATAGGTGCTGAGCCTGATTATGAATCTTTTGCTTTAGGTACAACACTTTTAGATAGTATTAGTCCTTATAAAATTGCGTTATATTTTAATACAGGTAGTGCAAATACTAATAATAATCGTTTAACGAATAATGATAAATACTCAGAAAGTTTAGCCCCTGAAACGCATAATTTAGGCAATAGAGATAATCGAGAATACGAAAGTGATGATCCTTTTAAGGTAAAAGTATATCCAAGTCAGAATTTTGAACCTTATTTCTCAAGTACTAGAACATCAACAACTAAAGCAGAGTTTGGTTCGTATAGATCTTTACCAAATGGAAATGCTTACAAAGTTCCTTGGGAATTAATACAATTCATGAAAGATGGGGATGATAAAGCAAAAGCAGATTTAAGAATTAAATTACGGAAAATAAATCATTCTTATCCTCAACTTTGTCATTTAAAACAAAGTCCACAGGTTGCACCTCTTGGTGTGTTTCGTAAAGTCAATAAAAATGAAGAGTTCTATTATTCTCTTACATCTACGGATGAAAGTTGTTTTATTCAAGAAACAGCAGAAGGTAATGCTAAATATAATAAATTTTCTCCTTGGGGATCTGTAGATGCAAAAAATTCTATAGATGGAATTAGAGAAATAGTAGATGATAATGTTTCAGTAGGAGATCAATATTTAGTTGGATCAGCTATCGTTATTTGCACTAAAGTTGATAATGGAGATAGATGGGAAGATACTGATATATCGACACCTATGGATAAAACATGGACTTTTAAAGTAGAAGAGCCTGGTTATATAATGTTTACAGATTATTATTCACTTGCTAAACCATACGCTTCTGCCAATATCCAAAGATTAGCTATTGCAAGTGTAAATAATGTTAAAGCAGCACGTATTACAGAAATAGGTATAAAAAGCAAAGTATTTAAAAGGATTAACGGTTTTCCTAATGTTAATGCTGTGCCTTCTAGAGAAAGAGTTGAATATTATGAAAAAAAGAATACAAGTGTAGGAGTTGGCTCTATTTCTACATATACAAATAGAATTAGTCTTTTTAAATTAGAAGCAAGACCTGTAAATTCTAATATTGAATATCAAAATATTCTTGGTGCAGATGTTCTTGCTATAAAAGGTAGTTCTCCCGTAGCTCAATACAATACAATAACAATAGATAGTCATACTCATCCGGCTAAATATGAATATAGATTTGTTCCTGTATCTAATAATATTGCCTTACATGGACCCGCTTTTGGTGTCCAAACGATTTATGTTCTAAGTCATGCAGAAAAATTAGTACAAAAACATCAGTTTACGTTTACAAATGTAGGTTTAGAAAATGCACCTGACAATTTAACTATCAGTATATATTTTCATGCAAGTGTCTTATTTCTTCCAGAGGTAGAGACTCCAAATAGAAATACAGATAATAAATATTGGACACGCGGAGTTTTAGGGATTGATCCTGATACAGGAGAAGAAGAAGAACCTGTTGCTCCTGTTGGATCTGCAATTACTGGGTTAGATAAATATGAAGAAGGGACAATGCCTACGGATGCTGCTGATTGGCAAGATTTTCTTCCTCTATGGCAATTTAATGATTACATCGTGGAAGTTGTTTCTGGTGTTTTAAATGGAGGATCTAATGACGCTGGAGTTTTTTATGGGATTACTCCTACAGTTGCTGGAGGAGCGTATGTTTCAAGGTTTCCTACGGATAGTCCTGATCTTTGGGACGATGTTTACACAAGCTCAACGGGTGAAACTGGACCTTTATTAGGTCCGACTGTAGGCGTTTTGCAAAGGAAAAATCCTAATAATCCTGCCGAAGATGAATATGTTTTCTATTTACCAGAAGGATGGAAACAAGAAGATGAAGATACCATTTCTATTTCAGTTTCATCTGGGAGTACAAATATCCACTCGTATTACACAAGACCAGTTATTAACCCTCAAAAAGGAAATCTTCAATTTAGGTATAAAGTCGTAAAAGCTAGTGAAACAATTAATAGTAGTCATGTCAATGATGCAACCCCGCCTCAAGGAAAATGGGAAATTTTTACATATCCAGAAGGCACTTCTGGTCTTAGACGTGCAACCCACGCTTTTAAAGCACAAGTTAATATGGGTGCAACGGTAACTACATCTGATCCTATTGTTTATAACAATTCATATGGAACAGGAGATGGTCAGATTGAAAATTTGGCAGTAGGAAGCACAGGAACTGGTTTAGTAATTGAAGTTACAAAAACATGGACTGGAGCAGAGGCTAACCCTGATCAAGTGCATTATTCATGGACAGTTATTAATCCAGGTGATGGTTATTTTTCTGGTGAGCAAATAGTTTTACATGGTCAATATGACGACCTTGTTATTACTGTCACGGCAGCAGAAAAACCAGAGCCAATAGTAAAAGTTTCTGAAGATTTTCATTCTTCATGGACAGTTACAGATGCAGAAGCTTCTAATCGTTACTGGAATAATAAAAATTTAAATCCTCATCATGTAATGTCTGATCATTATCTTTATGATGCAGAAGCTTCTAGTAATGATGACTCACCTGAACATTCTATTTGTTTTGTAAATGAAATTGTAAATACTAATTCAGAGATTACTTATCGAAATCTTGCTACTGCTGGAATTAGAATTAGCAGTACAAAAGAATTTACTGCTTTTAGTCAACTTTCAGCCTTTATTAAACAAGGTATTAAAGTTACTCAGTTAATTGATGATTATGGTAATTCTACAAATACAACAGTAAAGAAAAGTTCTAATAATTTTGTTGAAATAGTATATGATTTATTAACAAATAAAAGTTATGGTGTAGGAGATCTTGTAGGAGTTTCGGGTGTTAATACTTACTACATGCGAGAAGCGGCTAAATACTGTTATGCTAATGGATTTACTTGGGACGGAATTATAGATAGTAGTACAAATTTAAGAGAATTTATCTTTACTCATGCTGGATATAATTTATTAGATTTTACAATTATTGGAGGATTGTTTGCTTTGCGTCCTTCTTTCCCTACATATGATGGTGGAACAATTGATATAGAAGCAACAGTTCCTCCTTTTAACTCCTCTCCCGCAGATCAAAATGGAAAAATTGAAATTAAAGCATTATATACAGATGGAAATATGCGTAATTTACAGGTTTCTTTTTTAACCCCAGAAGAACGTCAAATGTTTAAAGCTACTGTTTTATATAGAAAGCAAGAAATTAACGGATTCCCTGAAACAAAGGTAACAACAATTGCTATGGTTGACGGCAATCAAAATTCTATTGAAAGTTTAGAAGCTTTACCAGAAGAAGTTTTTGATTTAAGTGGCTGGTGTACTTCTGTTAATCATGCAAGAAGATTTGCTGCAATAGCTTTAGCAAGTAGAAAGAAAATTGATCATGGAATTGTTTTTGAAACTACGCCTACATCTGTTTTAGGTTTGCTAGGCGGAGATTATATAAGGGTTATTTCAGAAAATACACATAGCAGTCGTTTCAATAATGGAAGTATTGATGCTGATGGTTTTGTTACGTCAAGAACTCCTATTTCTGGAGAGATTGATATTTATTGTTGGACACCAGGGACATTAGGAAATATAAGAACAGACGAAAAGTTAACTGTAGGTGCAGATGGAAAAGCAACGACTGGACTTAGAAATGTTTTATTTGCTCAAGTTGATACGACAGAAGAAAATAGAATTTATAAAGTTAATTCAATAACGTATGGAGAAGAAGGTTTCGTTAGTGTAGGAGCAGCACATGTTCCCTTAACGAACGATAATAAATTAGCGGTACTTGCTAATACAGATCCCACAAAAGAATCCTTTGCATCAACATTCTTCACATTGACATAACAACATGGCTTCTATTGGCTTTCCTATATACGTTCCACCATCAAGCAGAAGTTATTCTCCTGGGACGTTTCCACAACAAACGTTTGAATCTCAAAATGGTGCAAAAACTGTTTTAAGGTATGGAAGTAAACGGGTTAATGCAACTTTAACTTTAGGTTTTGCAAATATTGAGGATGCTCTTGCTGTTTTGATTCTTGAAAATTATGAAGCAGTTAACGAAGCATGGGATTCAGTTACGTTTGGTTCTACTAGCGGATTACAAGGAATTAGTGATGCAAAAAGAGGAACAGATGATTATGGAGTTATTCGTCCAGAGGCTACAAATGGTTTAACTGATCATATTCAAGAGGCTATTTCTGGGTTGAAATGGAGATATTCTGGTCCTCCAAAAGTGACAAGTACGTTTAAAGGTAGAAGTAATGTTAGTTGTAGTTTTGTTGCTTGCCTAGATTCACCGTAGAATAGACTCAATGTTTTAATTTAAGGTCGTGGGTTTTTATTCAGGCAGGGATGGAGAACTTTATGTTGCTGGTACGAAGGCAGCAAAAGTTCAGTCATGGTCTTTCTCTAGCTCAATGGCGGTATTGGAAACGACCTCATTAGGCGATACAGATAGAACACTTGAATCAGGTGTTAGAAGCTATAGCGGAAGTGCAAGACTGTTTTATTACGTTGAAGCTCCTGGCTCTGGAGCTGACTCAAACCTAAATACAATTTTAACTTCTGCGATTAAGACAGGTAGTGAAGCAGGTGATGGTGAAAATGACAAATCAACACAAGTTGTTTTAAAGCTGCGAATGATAACAGGCTCAACAGATGTTCGAGATATTCAATTCTCTGTCTTTATTACAGGTGTTTCAATGAATAGTGCAGTAGGAGAAGTTGCTTCTGCGGATATTAGTTGGGAAGCTAATGGTGCTCCTTTTGGCAACACAACTTTGGTTAATTAATGGGTGTTTATTTTGGTCAATGGGGTGAAGTAGCCCTTAAAAGAGATACGCTTCAATCTGCTTTGCAGACGAAGTTAGATCCTTTTGACGTAAACACATCAACAAAGAGATTTAGTGTTGACCATAGTTCTGGTTCGTTAATTAGTGGAGATGAAGTAGAAATAGAAACGGCTGATGGTTCAACACTTGAATTAGTTAACGGTCACAGTTATCCAGATGGAAAATGGTTTATTAATGTTGATCCTGTTGGTGGAATTCGTTTATATGAAACTTTTGCAAAAGCAATTGAAGGTACAACTACTAATGCTTTAGCTCTTGTTACTCCTAGTTCTGCTAAAGATATATTAATTCGTACTAGAAATGAAAGATTTAGGCATGTAGCAGGTGTTAGAGAATTTGAAATGACAACGAGTAGGGAGCAAGTTGATTTAACAAACCTTGGAGATGAATTTAGGAATCAATATGAAGCTGGCTTAATTAGTGGTCAAGGATCAATGACCTGCATCTGGGAGCATGATTATGACACAGGAGACCGAGCAAATAATTATGGAGAAGACCCAGAATTTCCTTTCTATTTAGCTCAATTATTGGTTCGTACTCAACAAGGGTCAGATTTTGATGGATTGTTTTATATTTTTCGTGATCCTGATAATGCAAGAAAAAATGTTTTTTATGAAGCCAATTGCATTATTACCAATATTGCTGTAACGGTGTCTGTGACTGAAGTTATAGAGACTCGAATAGAATTTGTAACAAATGGAGTAATTAGATTAAAGACAGGAGATACACCAGGATTCTTGTTACAAGAAAACGCAGATAAGATATTACAAGAAAATCAGAGTCGCATATTGCTTGAAGAGGTTTAAACTGCTGATATTGGTATTTAGTTAGTCGGCAATGGCAGATCTCAAGATCACTACTTTACCTGCTTTAGCAGAAGCAGGAATTCAAGCAACAGACCCATTAGCCATTGCTGATGTCAGCGCAACAGAAACCAAAAAGGTAACTGTTAAAGATCTTATTGCTGCTGGTGTTGCGGTAATTGATGACGGAGATATACCTGCTGCGAAGGTTGGGACATTAGGTACGAACCAAGTAGCAAGTGCAGCTATACAAGCTAATGCTGTGACGGCTGCCAAGATTGCAAGTGGAACGATAACTGCAACAGAAATAGCTAATGCAACGATAACTGGAGCGAAGTTAGTTAACGATACTGTTACTGCAACACAGATAGCTGCTAATGCGATAACTGCTTCTGAGTTAGCTGATGATGCTGTAGATACTGCGGCTATTGCTGCAAACGCTGTAACAACTGCAAAAATTACAGATGCCAATGTTACTTATGCAAAGTTAAGTCTTAGTAATGGAGATATTCCTGGGGCAAAAATTGCAACAGGTGGAATTACAGCAACACAATTAGCAGCAAACTCTGTAACTGCTTCTGAACTTGCTGACGATGCAGTTGATACAGCAGCCATTGTTGACGGTGCTGTTACAGCAGTAAAGATTGCAACGAATACAATTACTGCTAATCAAATAGCTGCAAATGCTATTGGTGCTAGTGAGTTAGCGGATAATGCTGTTGATACGGCTGCTATTGCAGATGGAGCTGTAACTGCTGCAAAGCTTTCTGGTACGTTAGCTGCTACTTCAATTGCTGATAATGCGGTAACAACTGCCAAGATTCTTGATGATGCAGTTACAAGTGCCAAGCTTGCAGCAAACGCCGTTGATGCAACTGCTTTAGCTGATAACGCTGTTGATGCTGGAGCAATAGCTAGTAATGCTGTCACTGAAGCAAAAATCGCTGCAAATGCTGTTGTTAATGCCAAGATTGCTGATGGAACTATTACAGCAGCAAAATTAGCAACTGGAAATATAGACAGGTCGTTGAATGTA